TGCCCTTCTAAAGATTATTGCTATAGATTTACAGCTACTCCTAATCCCCATAGACAAAGTTATATGGGTTTTGGTCCTGAAGAAGGAAAAGATAAATGCGATGATTTCTGGCCAAATGGTAAGGACTCTGAAAAGTGTAAACATAATGGAGTTAAACGTGAAGGTGAGATATGCAATATAGAACAATGCAACTATCCTAAATGCACCCAAGATGATTATTGTAGTAGCTGCGGGCAAACCGATGGAGTTCACAAATTGAGTTGCGCTAAATATAAAATACAAATTAACTTATGAAACAAACAGCAGTAGAATGGTTAGCAGAAAAATTAAGAGTTGAATTTGGATTTGCATTTTCAAATAATATTTTAGAACAAGCCAAAGAAATGGAAAAGCAACAGATAATAGATGCTCAAAGTTATGCAGTATCTCACGCTGATATGACAAACAACAAAGGATATTTTGATTGTGAACAATACTACAACGAAACATTTAACCTTTTACAACAAGATAAACCCTAAAATTTGGGGTTTTTAATACACTTAAAAGTAATATGATTTTATTAAAATATTCTACAAGACTTGTGATATTATTTGACAATGTAGTTGTAAAGATACCATTATCCCGACGTGGTTATTTACAGGGTTTAAACGAAAAAGTTATTTGGGATAAGTATAAACAAATTGGTTTATTAGCGGAACTAAAATGGATTTATTTAGGAATAGTTTGTCAGAAAAGATATAAGCCAGTTAAACGAGTACCAAACAAAATTGTATTTCAAATAAAAGAATTAATACCTGAATTTGATTTTGACAACTGCGATCTTTACAAAGCTGAAAATTGGGGAATAGAAAATAAAAAATACATTTTATTAGATTATGGAATTAACCAAAAAATAGCAAATTTATATTAAAACAAATTAACCTATAAAACGGCAGTAAATGTAAAAAAGTGCCAATAATCAGATGAAATACATTTTAATTTTAGCAGCATACGAATTTATAAGGCCAAAAATGATTTGGTTATTTTATTTTTTAATTAGAAAAGCAGAAAAATGACATTTGATGAATGGTTAGACGGATATTATCCGTACAGGAATAGAAATTACAGGAATGAAAAACTATATGCTAAAAGCAAATTTGATGAAACGTATTTATACAATGAACTATTACAAATTTTTAAAAAAGAAATTATGATTCCACTACATTATCCTCAGACTTACGATGTTATAGACTTTGTGAGCGACAACGACCTCAATTTTAACGAAGGAAACGTAATCAAGTACATTACGCGCGCTAGAAAAAAAGGAACGCATTTAATCGATTTAGAAAAAGCACTCGATTATATCCAGCGTGAAATTAAGATTGTAAGAGAGAAAGAATTAAAATTAATAGAAAACGAGCGATGATTTCTAAAGAACAATTTGCAAGTGCAATAGAATCTGTTAGATTGCAGAAATACGATGATAAAAAGAATGGCCAATTACTTCAAGAGGCATTTTCAATTAACGAATTTCCGATATTTCAGAATGATAAATTGGTCAATACGATAATAGATTTGCTAGGCATTTGGTTTGACAAAGAAGAATTGGAACACTATTGCTTTGATTGTGATTTTGGTAAAACTGGACCTGAATCTGAATGGGAAACTCCCGAAGAATTATATAACAAACTGATTAAAAAAAATGACTGACCAAGAAAAATTAAATGAGCTATTGGCTAAAAGAACAAAACTTATGCTTAAAGGTTCGAATGACGAAAAGTTAAACAACAAAATTCGTGAATTACAAAAAATAATTCGAGATGCAAGAAGATAAAAGAAAGTACAACGGCCGACGCGCAGGAACCACTAAAAACAAAATTCAAGGCGCATTTGCTGAGAAAAAAGATACTTTTGGAAGCGCTAAAGAAAAGAGAAATAGGTTCCAAACCGAATCAATGGAGGAATTTCTCAAAATTAAACCAGGAGAAACTTTTGAGCAATGGGAAAAACGTACTTCTAAAAAAAGAATCCATGGCGTTACAAAAAGCAATAATTTGTCAATTGCCAAAAACGGAAAAGTAGTTATTGATCGAGAGCGATTAACCGGAATGGCCAAAGAAAAGCAAGTTCGTATTCGCCATAAATTTATTGAACGCCCGTATGACTTTTTAGAAAATTACGCGTTTATTATGCGATGGGCTAGTATTCGCTACGGAATATCAAAAGACGACATTGAAATAGCTTTTTTCTTTTACGGCAAAGGAATGTTTACCAAGGAAGAATTTATTCGCGTATGCGTTCAATTAGGAACCGTAAAAGGTGTTTGGACTAGATTTGTAAACAAGCCTTACATTACCGCAGCAGTTTTGGTAACCAAAGATAATGTAGTAAAAGAAATGGAATATTATCAATTTACTGCCGAATTTTCTAGGTTATTATTGGCAGTTTATGGTAGTTTATCCAAAGTAAATAAACTCACTTTGACAACTAGATCATCTGCTCAATACAAAAGAAACGTGGTCCACAAGGAACTAAATGATTTTTTAGAGCAACTAAATCGAGAAGTAGACCAAACAATAAAAGGAGAATTGACTCCTTATTTAGAAACTAAAATTGAAATTTAATTTAAAATCCCGATTGCAAGGTTAAGTGCTAAAATCACAATGAACAAATCAGAATTAATTAAAGTTGTTGCTTATAAAGCGTCAGTAACTCAAGAAACAGCAAAAAAAGTTATCAATGCAACTTTTGAAATTATTGAAAAAGCAACCATGGAAGAAGGCCGAGTTGCAATTGCCGAATTTGGCGTTTTTAAAAAGCATGAAGCGGCGCCAAGAGAAGGAAGAAATCCAGCAACGGGAGCAGTTTTACAAATTCCTGCAAAAACATTGATTAAGTTTAAGCCTTCAAAAGCATAAATAAAAAACCCGATACATTAGCATCGGGTTTTTTTATTATTGTTTTTCTTGGAAGTCTTTAGCTTCTTCTGAATTTACAAATTGAGATATTTCTGGCTCTCTTATCGATAAACCTGCGTAATTTAATACCTTAGTTAGAAAAGGAATAAGCAAGCTCTCATGTAAATCTATATCTTGCAAATCACTTGCGCTTGGATTGTAAACAGGATTTCCTCCAACTAAAGTAAAAGTCCATTTTGGAGATAACGGAGTTCTCAAATAGAAAAGCTCTAAATAATAACCACTTGGAACCAAAGGAAACGGTTTGAATTTAGTTCCAATTTTCTCATAAACAGGAAACATTAAACTTGGAGCAGTCATATCTGAATTTACAAGCACATTTAATTGGCGTTTTGATACCAATTCAATATCAACTTTCTTTTTTGTTGTATTTTCTACTAAAGATAAATTTTCTACGCGGTAAAGATTATTGTTTGTAAACGACCAAGTTTGATCCGCTGAATTAAAAACAAATTCACTTGGAATAGAGTACGTTGCGTAATAATCAATCTGTTCTCCTACGTTGGCTTTTAGATTTGCGTATTCTGAACCAGTTAATCGCTTGTTTTCACGATTAACCATTTGATTGTATTGAAAAAATAGGTTCTCAAAAATATCTCTTTGCGCTAAATTGCAGAAAATATCTAATTCTTGTGGTCCTACATAACCGAGATTCGATTTATTCATTATAAACAAAACCGAATTTCTAATAAAATTAACGCTAATTGCCATGGTCTTAAATTTTTATGTAAAGATAAAAAAAAAGCACCTATTTTGATAAGTGCTTGAATTTTATGTCAATATTTTGTATTAATCAATTAAAACTAGGTCTGCATAAAATAATGTAACCCATTCAATTGCGTTTCTAGTAAGAGGATTTGCCTTGAATTTGTCGTAAATTACCGTATCTCCGAGTTTTACATCGTCTTTTGGGCATTCTGACCCAATAGAAACAACAATTCCTTTACGATACTTCTCGTTTTTATCAACGCTAGAGGAAATATTAAGGCCGCTTTGCGTTTCGTTAACGTTTTCAATTTCTTTCAGCACAACTACATAATTTAACGCGCGTCCGTTAAATTTATGTACAATTTCTTTAGTTTTTGCGTCCATTTAATTAGCGTTTTGAATTAATCGAGCATTTGTAAGGACATTGTTTGTCATTAGCATTGTATTGCTTGCGGAAACGGCATTAATTAAGGCGTGTTTAATTGCTTTTGTCGAATCTACAATTCCTGCTTCAAACATATCAACTTCGCAGAAATTTTTTACGTCGTAGCCAAAATTTTTCTTTGTAAAAAAATCAGTATTAATTTTCATAGCATCTACTGAAGCGTTTTCTAAAAGTTTAATAAAAGGAGCTTTCAATGGATTTTTTGCAATATCGGATATGCTTAAAAACAATGAAGCCTCCATTAATGCAACCCCGCCTCCAGGTAAAACTCCTTCTTCTTTTGCAGAACGAACAGCGCAAACAGCATCATCTACGCGGTCTATTTTTTCTTGCAATTCACTTTCAATAATTGACCCAACCTTAATAATAGAAACACCGCCTACTAATTTAGCAATTCTTTCGCGCAAATATTTTTCTTCTACTTGGCTTTTGGTGGTTTTTATTATTTCTTTTATTTCAGCAATTTTCCCATCTACAATTTTTTGAACGTAATCGTTTTTTACCGGAGTAATAATAGTGTCAGCTTTTCCAATAATGATTTTTTCGCATTCTCCAATAAACTCACCTTCTCTACCTTCAAAATTATCTCCAGACAATGTAGTGATTGGCTGCGTTCCTAAAATACAAGCAAGGTCATTGACAAAATCAAGGCGTTTTTTGCCAACTCCAGGCGCATGAACAACACAAAAAGGAACGCCTTTCTGAATTACATTTTGAAGCACTACATCTCTAACAGCATGCGCCATATCAGAAATAAATACCAATGGTCTTTTGTTTTCGTGCGCGTATTGCATAAATGGCAGCACTTGTTTTACCGTTTTAAATTCAATAGTAGAACAAACCACAAGCGGATTTTCATCAAAAACACAAGTTCTATCAGAAAACACGTTTACAAATCGCTCGTCGGAATATCCTGATTCTACAAGCGTTCCGTCTATAAATTCTAGGTAAGATTCATCGGTATTGCTGCGCGAGTGAGCAACAGAACCGTCAACTCCTGCTTTAATATATGCTTCACTTACAATTTTTGCAATTTCTACATCTCCATTGGCAGAAGTTAAAGCAACATCGTAAATTAATTTGTCGTTAATTGGAGTTGATATACTATCTAAATGCGCTAATATCAAATCTTTTGATTGTTCAATTTCTTGCTTTACACTAATTGGCGATTTTCCATTTTTTACAACCTCAACCGAATTTTTAAAAAACGCATAAAGCAAGATAATTGTATTTGTAGTGCTGTCTCCTGCAAATTTTACGGTCTTTTCACTTGCTTCTTTAGCAATTTCTAAAGCAATGTTTTCTACTGGATTTTCTAAGAAAATTGATTGAAGTGTTTTGTAGCCGTCTTTAGTAGGCTCGGCTCTACCATAGTCAGATTCGATAAGTACCGTTCTTCCGCGATAGCCATAAGTAGAAGAAACTACATCAAATGCTTTTTCAAGACCTGACAATAGCAAGTCTTTTGCATCGTCACCAGAGACAATGTCTTTTAAAATTCTTTCGCTCATAATTTAGATTTTAATTAAAAATAAAGTACAAATTTATCATTTTGAAATTTGATAACCAAATGTTTATACACTATCAATTTTAATTATTACTTTTGTTGTTATAATAGATAAAAAAATGTTTAAATAATAAAAAAATAAAATGGCAAAATGGGATTTTAAAATAGTAGGAGCTTCTTTTGTAAAAGAATTAGTTCCTGTTGACGGCGATGTTCAATTTCGCTCTCAATCTTTTATGCAACCTAGCTTTGATTTAGAGGGAGATAAAATTGTAATGAAAGAAAGCGGGGCTTATAAATCGGCAATTCTTTTTCCTCAAATTGGAGAAATTGACGGAGTAGCGCCTACTGATCTTGAAGATGCT